ATATGGGAGCATTTTAAATTAAGTTCTTCACTTATACTTGATTTATTCTTAGGAAGCGGTTCAACAATGGTTGCATCTCATCAATTAAAGCGCAAATGTTACGGCATGGAACTTGACCCAAAATACTGCCAGGTCATAGTTGATAGGATGCTTAAATTAGACCCTACATTGCAAATAAAAAGGAACGGTCAGCCTTATCTGACTGAAGGTACTAATCAAGGAAAATACAAGGATGCCAAACCCGGAGAATCTTGAAAAAGGAAAATGGAAAAAAGGCCAATCTGGTAATCCTGCTGGCAGGCCTAAAAAGCTACCTGAGTTAAGGGAATTGCTTGCCAATGTACTTGGCGATGAGAAGGATGGCAAGACAGCAGCAGAGGCTATCCTGATGGCTCTGAGAGCCAAGGCAACCAAGGGTGATGTTAGAGCTGCCGAGCTGCTCCTGGATAGAGCCTATGGCAAGCCAAAGCAAGACATTGAGCTGGAAGGCTCATTCAATACAGTCATCATGCCACAGCCTGTAACGAGGAAGGCAGCTGAACCAGAAGCCTAATGGCACAGGTTGATTTGTCAAGTCCTGACTTATGGCAGGAGAAGTACCTTGAGGCAGTAACAGACCCAAAGACTTACAACATCCTTTGGGGAGGGGCAGGATCAGGCAAGAGCCAGACCATGATTCAGCTATTCCTGGCTGAGATATGCGATAATAAAGCCAACCAATTCCAGACCTTCTTTGTGATCCGCAAGGTAGCAGCCACCATCAGGAACTCAGTCTTTGCTGACTTCAGAAACAAGATTAGCCAATGGGGACTGGATAAGCTCATCAAGGCTAAGACAGGCTACATGGAGCTGCAATCCGGCACAAACAAGATTGTGTTCCTTGGCTGTGATGATCCTGAGAAGCTAAAGTCACTTAGCCAGGCTAAGTATATTTGGATTGAGGAAGCGACTGAGCTAACCTTGGAAGATTTCACTCAGATAACTCTTCGACTCAGGGGTAAGTCTGAGCATCCAAAACGATTCTTTCTCACCTTCAATCCGGTCAGTGATAGCCATTGGATTAAGAAAAGGTTCTTTGATGATGTGCCACCAAAAGAAGCCAACCAGATACTCCGGCTGCACGGTACTTACCGAGATGCACTCAACTTCCTCGATGATGAGTACGTTACCAGGATGGAGGCACTGCGCTCAGTGAGCCAGACTTATTACGAAGTCTATGCCCTTGGTCAGTGGGGCATCTGGGATAGAGAAAGCCTCTTTGCCACCAGCTTCGAGTACTCTAAACACGTATATGATGGGTACATCAAAGCCTCTCCTACGCATAACCTTTACCTATCATTTGACTTCAATGTGACCAATACTTGCGTTGTAGGCCAATACATCAAGAACAGCGAGGATGGCATCTTTTATGCCACAATCAACATCATCAAGGTGTATCGCATAGGTGACCTTGCTGCCCTATGCCAGACCATCCGGCAGGAGTTCCCCGATATGACTTACATCATCAACGGTGATGCCTCTGGAGCTTCTCGCAATGCCTTCACTCAGGATAACATATCAGCCTATTCACTAATCAAGAACTACCTAGGCATCCCAGACATGCAGCTGCAAGTGCCTCGGTCGAATCCGAGCCACATAGCTAGCAGGCTTGTTACCATCCTGACATTTCAGAAAGCCAAGGTTCAGATTAGTGGCAAGCGATGCGATGAGCTAGTTACCGACCTCAAGGAGGCCAAGGTAGATCGCCAAGGTAGCCTGGACCAGTGGAAAAACAAAAACCCGGACAAGTCGCATGCATTGGATGCTTTTCGCTATTTCATTTTCTCTAACTTTGCCGAGATAACTTCAAACTTTAATCTGGAAAAGTATGGCACTATGCTGCAATAATTGCTACCCTATCTGCACTCCTTATCCGAGCTGCCCAAGCGCATTATTCATCACTGTGCCTCTGAGCTACACCGATGAATACATCACGATAAACATCATCAAGCCTGGAGTAAATGTGAACATGCAGCAACTGCTGCCCATTGACAATGGCATCGTGCAACCTGAGCTTACCGGAGACTTTGGAAACTTCCTTAATCCCTGGGGCGGCCAGTACTCGCTTTACTTCACCAATCCAACCACCAATGAGCAAGTGCTATTCACTGCCATTGATGGCAAGCAGTACGATAGCATCTGCCTGGAGTTTATTCAGGTAGTTACTAATCTCACCGAGCAAACTATAATTGTAAACGCATTCACCAATGAATAAGCCTAACTATGATTTTGATGCAAGCTGTGGAGGTAAGCGCAGAGGCTGTTGCCTTATCGAGCTACCACACGATTCAGAGCCTTCTATTGCTCACCTTAGTAGCACTAATCAGTGCGACTTTCTCTTTGTTTATGGATTACTTTCTGGAGGATCACCCACTTGGGCAGTGGTATCTGTCTCAGATTCAGAAGCTGCCCATGAACTGGGCGAAGCCACTCGGTGAATGCCCGTTCTGCTCAGGAGCATGGCAGTTTCTGCTCATCTCCTGGGTGATGTTTGACTACCCTTTACATCTATGTTTAGTTTTTTTAGGAATAAATCACATGCTCCTGCTCCTGCTCAACAGGTGGCAGAAGAAGCTCCTGTTCAGGGAGAAGCAGGCAGAATACACTACCAAGGAGTAGCACCGAAAGACCGCTGGGATCAGATTGAGTTTGCCTTCACATCTGGTGGCATCAATTATTTCAAGTTTACAGCAGAGGTTAATGTGCCATTCCAGAGGGCAGTGGCAGCCAGAGACATATTCACCGAGGAACTCTGGCAAATCAACCCAGACTACCTGAGAGGCTGGAACAATGGCCTGATTAACCTGCTCATGGATAAGAAGAAAAAGGATGACAAAAAGTTGTATGAGATAGGTGTGCTGGCATCACGGCTCAAAGAGCAGATGGAGATGTCGGTTAGCTTCCTCCGGCAGCTTAAGCTGGCAACTGTGCTGTACTTCGACGAGCAGGAGAATCCATTGGATTATCAGTACCCATACAACAAGCAGAAGCTCGACCACTGGATGAAGCACAATGATGTGCAGGGTTTTTTTTTGAATCTGCCGGAGTACGCCTTTCTGCCCTCTTTGACCGAGTACAGTCAGAATTTCCCGACTTATTTGCAAGCAGAAACGCTGCAAAGCCTAAACAACCTGAAGCACATTATTGGACTTCAATTATCAGACAGCACAGACAGCGATTTGATGAGCAGTTTAGAATCGCAGGTGGAGATGCTCAGAGACTTAAATTCCTGGTCGAAAGGCCAATCTATGAATACTATTTAATTGCCTCTGCCTATATTGCGGAGCAAAAGAAACGAAGGACAAATAAAGGGTAAGAAGTTTTTTTCAGATACGTTGAAAAAGAGCCACTGATATTCGGTGGCTTTTTTATTGCCTATCTTTGGGGCAAATAGTTAGCTGATGGCAATCTCGAATAACGAAATCAAAATCAAATATGTCATTGATGACACCGAGCTGCGGAAAGCAGCCACCAGCTTTGACAACCTGACCAAAGAGGAACAGGATGCCATTAACTCGATGAAGAAATTCAACAATGAGTTAGGCAACACCGGAGCAAAGGCCACTGAAGCAGGCAATAAAGTAAAGGGAGCATTTGACAAGGCCCAAGGAGGCATTGATGGATTCATAAAAGGACTTGGGCCAGTTGGTCCGGCAATAGCAGGAGCATTCGCAGCAACAAGCATCATTAGCTTTGGTAGAGCTGTTTTTGATGTAACTGCCAACTTTGAGAAGCTGGCTGCTGTACTTAAGAACACTCTGGGCAGTGGAGCGCAGGCATCCATTGCACTTGAGGGCATTAAGGAGTTTGCTAAGACTACTCCATTCAGCGTTCAGGAACTTACTGCCAGCTTTGTTAAGTTAGCCAATCAGGGATTCACACCAACAACTAATCAACTACGTAAGCTCGGAGACTTAGCAAGCTCAACGGGTAAGAACTTCGACCAACTAACTGAGGCCATCATTGATGCCCAGGTCGGAGAGTTCGAAAGGCTCAAAGAGTTTGGCATCCGAGCGCAAAAGCAAGGAGACCAGGTTACCTTCACCTTCAAAGGTGTGCAAACTCAGGTCAAGTTTACCAACGAATCAATCAGAGAGTACATCACATCACTTGGAGACTACAATGGTGTAGCTGGCTCAGCTGCTGCTGTATCTGAAACATTAGGCGGTAAGGTCAATAACTTAGGTGATGCCTGGGATAGCTTCCTTAACTCAATAGGCACTTTGCTAAAGCCTGTCTTGGCTGGTGCTTTGTCCACTACTGCTGAGTTTATGGACTCAATTAATTCCTTGTTCAAGTTAGGCACAACCACAGCTCAGCAATTAACCGACATTGAGGTAGCTTCTTTTCAGTCATACCAAAAGGAAGTTACCAAAATGACCGATGACATGCTTGATGAGCAGCTTAAGCGCAATGATGGGGCAATAAAGGAGCTATCGGCCAAGGCAGCTAATTTAGGCAAAAAACTTGAAGGAGTACCAAGTATTGCCGG